TTCCCTTCAACTGTAAACGTTGCCTTCATAATTCACCCCCTCCTACATCCTAGCTACTTTTGCAGGCCGCCCTATCCTTGGGACGAACTTAGGTTCACACGTAAAGGAGAGTATCGGCTTCACCACTCGATAAATCCTACGTCCGCCGCCGTTGAGCCCAACATCAACTCAGTCGCCGCCCAGACCATCGCATCAACCCGATCTGGGCTGCCTTCGATGTCTGCAAACGGTGTCACCATCTGATCTTCCAGCTCAGGCAGGACACCCACGTGATAGCCTCTGTGCTGCTCGTACAGCGCCGCCACTGGCTCCGCCCGCACAACCTTACCCCGTGTAGCGGATACCGACTTATAGCTAACTGACTCGCTCACCTGTCTAAGTGTCGCCTCGATCATGTCACCGCCGTTGTTCACCTCACCAATTATGCGGTCCGCATGATAGTGGTAGTACGCATTCACCGCCCGGCTTGCCCACTCCTTTGGCGTATACCTTCCACTTTGGTCATCCAGCACATAGAACCGATTGCCGCATATGCCAGCCACGATAATCCCCGTCTCATCTGACTTATCCGAAGCCGTCACCGCTGGATCGATTGCCACAACGATCCGCTCCATGTCCGGCGCCTCAGATTCGCGTAGGATATCGTCGTATTTCCACAAGGCTCCCTCGCTTGAGTCCAGCCATAGGCCCAATAAGAACCGCTCACGCTGCCTCCGCGGCAACTCCTCTAGCATCTCCAAGTAGTCCGCCGGTAGATTCTCCAGATTGTCCGCCGGGTTCATCAGCATCGCCGCGTAACGTTCCGGCTTCGGCAGTGGCAGCTTGCTCTTCGGTTGCACTCCCTCGATGAACACACGGTGCGCCCAGTGCTGCTTGTGAGGCGGATTGCAATCATAGTACGCCCGGTTGATAAGTGTCGTCTTCTCGGCCAAGCGCGACAGCGCCGTTGTAATCGAATGATAGGTAAGCTGACTCGCCTCATTGAAGAAGATGGTGCTGTACTCGGTGCCAAGTACCTTCTCAGTACGTTCCTTGTCGTCTAGGCCACCAATCCAGATCTCGCTCCCGTTCGGAAATCCAATGAAGTAGTCACTCCGATTCCACTCAACGGTGAGGCCGGGAAAGCACATAGCCAGCACCTTCGGCAAGGTATCATGCCAGATCGACGTCTTTACATGGTTGAAGTGAAGTCTCAGTATCAGGTGTCGCGACTTAGCTTTGAGCGCACGAACGATCATCAAGTAGATCAAGATGAACGTCTTGCCCGATCGTGATCCACCGTATAGCATCACGTGCCGCGCCTTAGAGCAAAGCAGATCGACCGCCTCATACTGCTTGGCCGTCTTGACGAACTCAGGCGTCTTCGTCTTGCTTGTCAAAGTGGAGATGCACCTCGCCGGTATGAGCTATATCCTGCTTGTCGCGCCAATCGAAGTTATTCTTGAGTCCGAACTCATGACCACGCGGTGAACCGACCCCATCATACATGCGCTCTTCCAGATTCCGCTCCACCCGTGCACGCGCATGCGTTATCGTGGGACGAAACTCTTCCCCGTATTCGTCTGTACGAGCGTTGTAATCCAACAACCGGCGCCGTGAGATACCGATCGTTTCCGCAAGGCCTGACATAGAATAGGGCATCGGCTTCTTAATGGTGTATACATCACCTTTCTTCGTTACGTCCTGTACCTCTCGCTCATCACACTGAGTAAAATACGCCTCAATCGCTTTATCCATCTGTGCGACTGTCTTGAACTTACGCGGTCTACCGCCTGCATGCTTAGTCATCATTCACCACCTCTATCTACCCGTAAAGTCGTATATAACGCCGCGCCGGTTTTATGTGAATCACTTTGATGTTCTCCGTCTTATACCATTTCGCGGGACGCTTGTGCGTATACCTATAACTAAAGGGAACGCCATAATCATCCACACCCGACAGCGTCTCTGTTTCCGACACCATGTGTAGGGGATTTCCAGTTTGCTTATGCCGGTATTCAAGCTTGCCGCCTATATCAATGCCTATGTAATTACTCATCACGCCCCCAACCGCTTCAACACGCCACGAATAGCTCTCACTGCCTCGTCTACGTCAACAAAGTCCCTTTCGCCCCTAAGTCCATATTCAAGTAGCAATCGAAGCGCAACGTTCTCTTCCTTGGCGGAAATGAGATTCGCAATCTCAACAAGATCCCCCGCCGTCTTCTCTTGCGCACCTTCAATTCCCATTCGCTCTAAAATATCGCGTGCCTGTTGCTCGCAACTCTTATCACTCATCGTGCCCCTCCTTTCCTTGGCCGTCTGCCAGGAATTGTTTTATTGTAAACAGGCTTCCATTGAACTATAGCGCGCATTTCCTCTATCAGAACATCAGCGCTCGTACACGGATAGAATTCAATGATAATTCCGCTTAAATCTTGTCTTGCTAGCTTGTTTGCAAGCGGCGTTTCATATTCATGACGAATGTGAGCTAAGACGCGACTTTTCATACTGTTCTTGCTGGATCCTACATATAGACACTCGCTATCATCTCTGAATACATACACTCCTGGTATATCAGTTGCCCTTCTCCATTTATTACTCAAATGGGATCCCGTATTAGCTTTCGTTTTTACCATTATATGCCCATTATATCGCGGAGAAGGCACTCTATCTACATCTTTATTATATGCTTGTGCGTCAATCACAAAAGCAGGCTCCTTCTTGAGATCAATCATCGCGCCCCCTCATCCTCTCTACCACGTCACTTGTCAGATTGTAAGTCACCGCTGTCACCGAACCCTGATGCAAGTTGATCCGCACCCCGCCACTTGTCCGCCCTAGTATCTGTCGCGCGATCCTCGGCAACTCGCGACGGTTAGCATCAGTCATCGCCGCCGCCGCGATGATTGCTTCCACATCGTCTGCGGATAAGCCGGTTATCTCAGCTATCTCTGCCAGCGCTGACGTTGGTATCACGCTTTCACGTCCTCCATCGCCATCACGTATACGAGCGTAATCGCCCGCGCCATCCTGCCCGGCTTTTCCGTCGCCTGATACTTGTCCACCTTATCCACTTTGCCCGACTTCATCGCTTTCTTGAATCGCACCCGCCACGGAAGGTGAAGGAAGAGCGTCGCCTGAGCACAATCCTTGCTGCCGTCTACCGTGCCAAGCACCCACGCCCCACCGTAGAGCGGGCTCCGCTTGTCGTATACGGCGTTGAAGAGCGCCCATGCCGCTGCGATGTCATGCAGATAGTCAGGCAATACAGCCTCATTCCCTTCAAGGTTGACACCCACATCCTCATTGGCAGGGCCGACATAAAAACTGATTTGGGTCCACCCAAGGAGTTCCGCCGCCTTGACTCGCAATTCATCATCTGATAGTGCCAGAATCTCATCGCGTGTCATGTGCATCGCCTTTCAAGCTAACTCTTTCACTCACTACTCGCGTAAGATACTGTTTCTTACCCGCCCGAATTGCGGCAACCACTAGCTTTCCATACGCCGTGCTCGTATCTACGCCTCCTTCATCGATAGTCCTCCAGTCAAGATTATCGTTCCACTTAAATCCCTTTATTACTCCACTCATCATTCGCCTCCTGTATACAGATTTACCCCGTCAAGGGTCGCGAACGTTCCCTTTCCTGTCTTCAGTCTACTGCATTTACCAACTCGAATACCAATCTTGCCCTCATCGAAGTAGGCATCATCGGTAGCACGTTCCACCACAATATCCCCACGATTCACTAGCTCAATCAGCTTCTCCTTCGATGAAAACGTCACCCACCACCATTCCCGTTTCTTGATCGCGCCAAGATTCTTGAGCGTCCGCCGATACTCACTGGCCGTCGTTCCAGGGGGCCACTCCAGCCCTCGCCCCAAGCCCTTATCGTATAGCTTAGCAAGCTCTACCGCCCGGCGCACGTCCCACCCACGCGAGGCCGCGAAGTCTCGATAGCTCTTCGCCTCTGGATCAAGGTACTGCCACGCGTCGTCCTTCCACAGCGTGTGCAAGGCCTCGGCCACGCTACCGTCCACGCGGTACATCCCTTGGATCGTGGCCTCGATCGGCTGTAGTTGTTCGGCCCTCGCCCGTCGGTGGAACCAAAGGCGCCTGTGGTCGATCTTGCGGCCCTCTCGATCGGTGACCTCGAACTCACCCTCACCCCATCGGACAATACTTAGCGCATAGTCGTGCACCTTCTTGTGGCAGTCTACGCACAGCGTGATCATGTTATCCGCCGTGTCGCGTTCAGTCGATCCACCCATCCCGAGTGATTCCACATGGTGCACGTGTAGTGATCCCCTCTCGGTTATGTCGCGGCCATCCTTCCCGCACACCTGACACCGGAACCCGTCCCGCGCTAAGGCCTCTTGTCTCGCTGCTTCACTGCGACTCATCGCTGCCTCCTCACGTTACCCCACACCATAAACGCCGCTAGTGCCGCAATCACCGCAAGCACTATCTGCACCA